GACTGGTTGAACTGCTCCGAATAGGGTATCAAATTGGTGCGCTGCGGTTCCAAAAGAAGGGAAGGGCAGCCACCCGAATAGTCCAAACGGGGTAACCCGCTAACGGGGCCAACGCTTACTGCTGCGGTGGTGGTGGCGATGTAGTCGGTCATTACACCTGTTTCATATTGCGCCCCCCAAATAATTAGCGTGTTTCCAATAGTATTTCCGCTTGGCTCACCATAGTTTGCACTAAATGAATTGCCCGTTGCAGCGTTAGCAAACATAATAGAGTAATAAGTTGCCGTGCTTATATTGGATGAATTTATAGTCAAGGAACAACGATACCAGCCCGAACCAGCGGAGGTAATAGAATGCGAAACATACGAGGTATTTCCACCCGTTCCTTCAGCATATTCACCCAATGCGCCCGTTGATAAATTGAAAACGGCGGTAGCCCAATGCGTTACTGTTCCTTGAACATTTAACGCAACAAAATTGTTTGTTCCCGCCTTTACATAACACGAAATTGTGTATTCGCCAAGTGCGCTATATGTCCTATAAACATACGAAACGGATGAGCCAACCGTTAAAGTGTCTGCCGTAAGCGTTCCGTCTGGTGCAGTTGTGGTATTTGTTGAAACACTTATGCCCGCTTGAGTCCAAGTGCTAAAATCTTCGCTATACAAAGCAACATTTTCACGAACTTTCTCCACCAAGCCCGAACTATTGACACGGGTCGCGTTAGAGGCTCGGCTAAAGGTGAGGTCACCAGAACCATCAAGTGGTTTGGTACAATAAACTTTTCCAGTATCGTAGATACCAGGATTTAGGATTAGACTTGCTTTATCGTATAAAGTTTCCATAAATGTCTTAACGTGATAGTTCTACAATGCTGCTCTTCAAACACTCTACAGAGTCAACATAGTAAGTTGTTGTAATTCTATCGGTCATATTTTCAATAACAGCATCAGCAAAATTGTATAGCGTATCAAGCCCCATCTCAGAGACAGCAGCAACCATACAGTCGTACCCTTCTGTAGTAGCGGTGGCTGAGGCTCTGCTGATAGTTAAATCAATCAAAGCCCTTGCACCCTTTCCAGAGGATACAATAGACTTGGTAGGAGTACTACCAATATTTGCTAATGAAATGCCTAATCCAAGCATCGTTTATTAACCTCCAATGTAAGCCAATACGCGACCTGATGCTACAGACAACGTACTAAACTTACCATAAATAGTCAATCCCGCAGCGAAAGTCTCAGAAGTAAGGTTATCACCACTCGCACAAGTAGCAGTAATAACGCTATCCTCTACGAAGGTAATGGCGCGATACACCTCACCCGCTGGCTGAGAGAATCCAGACTCTACAAGACGAAAACCATACTCCCCAAAAGAAGATGCCTGAAAGTCTTGATTGCGTACAATAGTATTAAATGACATAATAATTAGTTTTGAAGAATATTTTTAGCATCGTCAATTAAACATTGGCTTTGCAATTCAATCGTAGCATCATCAACAACTGCTCGGTTAATCATCTCCTCACCATAACGAGTAATAGATGCAATACCCAAAGATGTCTTGCGGAAGAAGAAACGAGTTTGAGGTTCGTATGTAGCCATTAGTTAAAGATTGTTTTGTCAACGAAATAACTTGTGTCATTAAGTACAATGGAACCAATTCCAGATTCGCAACTAAGAATGACATTGATGTAACTTTTATCTGAAATGCCCGTACCGCTATCTGCCTCATAGGTCATTTCCATACCGTCCATAACGCCACTAAGGGTGACGGTATCATTGTTATGCCAGCAAACCGCAATAATATCATTGCGAGTTCCAAGCATATCAATTTTGTTAAGTGCCTCGTTGATGTTTGGGAGTTGGACCGTTATGGTTGTACTGATTACACCAAGTCCACCCGATTTGGTTTTAGACTCACTAAATGAGGTTGCGCCATCCCTATTGTTAAAGTCAATGACACTTGGGTTTTCGGCTTCAACAGAGAGAATAATACTCTCATCAAAGGGGTCGGTGATGATTTGTACATCGCTCTGTTTGTAGAGGATGATTTTTTTCAAACCGCCAGAAGTTTTGCTACAGACAATATCGATATCTGTTAGCACTATTCCACAACTAAAAGCCATATTTTTAAATTAAAAAAAGGGAGCCGAGGCTACTGCCTCAGCCCCCCTTATATTAATATACAATTATTGCAATTAAGCAATAACCTTAGCCCACTCAGCGTCAGCAACGTAGTAAGCAAGGGTATCTTCCTCACCAGTCAAGGTAACTTGGAAGCGGTTCTTCTCAGAACGAGTCGTACCGGAGCCACCATCAACAACAGAGAAGTAAAGACCGAAGTCCAAACCTACAACGTGGTGAGTACCAGCAGCCGTCTCGATAAGAGCAACGACACGAGCGTATGGAGAAGACATATCTTGAAGAGAGTCACGCTTGGCTTTAGTCATAACGGGAAACTCAACAGAGATGGTAGGAACAACAGAGAAAGAACCATCAGCGTTTACAGTCTTAACGTCCGTAAATACAGAGAATCCGTCCTTATTGTTGAATTCCAAATCAAAAGCGTCACTATCGGTAACCAAGCCAGTAGCGGCTGGTGATACAGTGACATCGTTTCCGCTAACCGTAACCAAGGAGTTGTCACGGACATTGTAGTAGTCAGCAATCAACACGCGAGTAAGACCTCCGGTGGGGATGTCAGTACAAGAGAAGGTGATATCGGTCAGCGTTGCAGAAAGTTCACAAGGCATTTTTATTTAGTTTAAAGGGTTAATAAAAGGGGAGGGAAATCCCTCCCCTTTTTATTTTAGTTATAGTACACAATCTCAGAACCCTTCAAGTAGGAGAAGCCCAACTTGAACTGACCCCAAATCTTGTCAGAAGACAACTCAGATTCGTACTTCATATCGATAGCACGAACATCATTGTAGTCATCGGTAATCATTACGATGTTCTCTGGAGCAGAGATGAAGAAAGTGTTAGCAGCCAAAGAGGGGAAGTGGATAACCTCCATACCGTAGTAGGTAGGGATGTTGCCATTTGCTACACCTTCAGGAGTCGTAGTGTACAAGTTAGCCATAGCGATTTGGTAGTGCTGTACAGCAGCCGTTCCCAAGAAGAAAGCGGGACGGTACTGACGGTCAGCATCACCATAAACACCAGAAAGCATAGCCTCGCTCATCGCTTGATAAGCATCCTCCATTTTATCAAGGATGTTAGAAGGAGTCAATGGAACAGCCGTAACATCAATTACGTCAGCATCGGCAGCCATTTCGGTAGCCAACTCAGAAGCAGCCAAAGACAAAGACTCTTGAGCAGACAACTTAGCGAAGTAAGAGAATACCCAATCCTTGAACTCACCGTCCATAGTCTCGGGGTTGTGTTGACCCTTCTTCAACAATACAGAACGGTAGGTAGCCTCGAGGACATCCTTACAGTTCAAGAAAGACCACTTGTAGGTCTCAACGGTCATCTCCTTGTCAGCGATAGAAGCAGCGGAAGCACCGTCAAATACACAAAGGTCATTACCAAAGCTAAGTGATGCATCAAATACAGGAACATTAACTTTAGATTTAACACCGTCAATAAGACGGAAACGATTCAAGACACCAGCAGACTTGACCATCGTATCGATGAACAAGTTTGGCTGTAGATTATGCCAGGGAATAGAAGCAACTGAAATACCCATTTTAAGATATATTATTAGTTTTAGAAAGTATTTACTTTTAGTAATTTACAAATTAGTACAACTTAGAGCCAAAGAATTTATTAATCATATTGACTTTATCTACGCTAATTGCAGCAAAGGAGATAGTCTTATCTTCTTCGGCAATTTCTTGTTCTCCTTCTTGCTCGAATTTCAAGGTCTTTTCAGCCTCTTCTTCTTCGCTTGAGAGATTCTCTTCAACAGCAACTTCTTCGGCAACTTCTACTTCGGCTACTACTTCAGTCTCATTTGAGACTTCTTCAGCAACTTCGGCTTCAGCAACAGGCTGCTCTTCGGAGTACATCTGCTTATCCTCTTCCTCATCCATATGCTTTCCCATATCTTCGGGCATATCCTCAGACTTGGGTTCTTCCATCATACCAATGTGGTTTTGAATAAGTTCAACAGCCTTCTTCAAATCCTCGTAAGCAG